GGGATATAATAGAATTGGCAGAAGATTATGATGTAAATAATGCAGATTGGGTACAAAATAATATTCCACAATTTATTGTAAATAACGAAGAAAATAGAAGTTTACTTTTATTCTTTTCAATGATAGGTCAACATTTTGATAATATTTATTTTTATACAAAATCTATTGAAAAAAGTAGAAACTTGGGTTATAAATCAAAAGATGGGGTGTCAGATAAATTATTACATGATGTATTAAAGTCATTTGATTGGGATGCTAAAAACTTGGCAGCTGACTCAAAACTTTGGGAATATACATTCGGATTGGATTTGAATGGTAACCAGAAATTTGATTCACCTGCTAAACAAAGAACTTATGAAATATGGAGAAGAATATTAAATAATTTACCATATCTTTTAAAACATAAAGGAACTAGAAAGGGAGTATATGCATTATTAAGTTGTTATGGTATTCCATCGTCAAACCTTTCAATATTTGAATTTGGTGGACCAGAAGTTAGTGAAACTACTAAAAGTAAATTGGTATATGATAATATTACCACTGCTTTAAAAATGAATTTAACTTCTTCAATTCACATGGGTTGGGGTTCAACTAATAATACATCTAGTTTAAGACCGAATACAATAGAATTATTTGTAAAACCAAGTGAAAGTACAAATTATACACTAATATCAGGAAGTGGATGGAACGTATCATTGACAGCATCTATCGATGAAAGATATGGGCAAGTTGCATTTAATTATAATACAACAAATGTATTATCATCATCAATATTACCTATATACAATGGTGAATTTTTTGGTATATCAGTTAGTAGTGGTTCAGCTGGATTAAAATTGGATGTTCGTCAGGCAAATAAAGAAAGAACTATATTTCAAGAATCAATTACGGCTTCGGTTGTAAGTAATTGGAATAACGGAAATAGTATTAGATTGGGCGGAAATTATTCGGGTAGTGTAGACGAATTCCGTTTATGGTCTAGTCAATTAGATACTCAAAGATTCTATGAACACGTATCATTTCCTGAAATGATTAATGGTAACGACATATATGGTTCAACTGATGAATTACATTTTAGATTAGACTTTGAATATCCTAAAAATTTAAATGAAACATATGGTACATCTTCATTAATAAATGTTGATACAAACATATATTACCCACTAATACAATTAAACCCATCTAGTTCTTTACAAATAACGAGAAATATATTAGAAGAAACGGGTTCAATAGGTAGTAATGTAATATTATCAATAAATCCATCGGCATCATATTTGGCATCTGCAACCGGATTTACTTCAATCACAGATTATCCATATAATTTTGAAGTAATAGATAGAACCGTTGTTTTAGAAATTCCAGATTTGGGTTCTGGTAGATATTCAACAAATAAAGTTAGATTTGAAAGTCAGTATAATTTAGATGGAACGGAAATAACTTCAACTAATGGAGTTAATTTATCGGCAAATAGTAGAGGAACTAAAAAAGCATTTGACCAATCACCAACCGATTCAAATAGAGTGGGATTATTTTTCTCACCAACAAAAGAATTAAATATTGATATTGCTAAATCATTCGGTGGAATAAATTTAGATAATTATATTGGAGACCCAGGTGATAGAACTAAATCAAATTACAAATCGTTGGATAATTTAAGGAATTATTACTTCCAAAGATTTGATAATAGAAACATTTACGAATACATTAACTTAATCAAACTATATGAGAAATCAATGTTTGAAGATATTAAGAAAATGTTACCTGCAAGAGTTAAAGCCACTACTGGTTTATTAATTGAACCGCATATTTTAGAAAGAAGTAAGATTGCACAAAAAGACCCAACCGGAGAAGAATATCAAAAAGAAACCACAATTCATTATGGAGATACTACCATTTTATCCGCAGAGAATTCACAATATGAAAGTGTAATTGATGCAAATCTTTCCGAAAACCTAACAGGTGAAAATAATCAATATGAAAGTGTAATTGATGCAAATCTTTCCGAAAACTTAATAGCAGATTCTTATCAATATGATTCTTTAATAAATGATAATTTATTACCTACTACAATGGCAGAAAATTATCAACAAAATGTAACAATTGATGCAAGATTGGATTTGCCTACAATATTAACTGAGGTTGATTTACAAATAGATACATTTGGTCAAACGGAGTATGAAACAATTGGATTTGGTATTTATGCGGAGGATGGCCATGCAATCCGAACATACTTTGATAAAAATGGTAGACGTGTAAAAGAAAGAATTAAAGTTAATTTAGTAAAAGAAGAAAAAACACGAAAAATTAATGTTTGGAATGTGATAACACCGGATAGAAAAGGTGACCCAAGAGGTGGAATGCGTGCTGAATTGGAAACATATTATGAAACAAAATTGTATATTCAACCATATTCAGGTTCAACAACAATCACCGCGGGGAAGAATAACATTGTTCAGGTGACGGCCGTAGATGGATATTTACCAACACATTATAGAAATACATCTGATTTGACAACTGGATTACAAAATAGTTTCTTTAGAGGTTCAAAAAATACTGCAGCAACTACTTTAGATGGTAGTTCTCCTGTTGAAACGTTCATATCTAATCCAACCACATTAACTGTAAATAAAACTGGTAGAAATACGGCAGAACCAATTTTGGAAGTAGAATAACTAAATTTAAAAAATAATTATATTTATAAACAAAGATAATATTATACTATGGGATATTTAAGCAACACAGAATTAACCGTTGATGCTATTCTTACCAAAAAAGGTAGAGAAAAATTAGCAGCAGGACAGGGTTTAAACATTACTCAATTTGCATTAGCAGATGATGAGATTGATTACACATTATATGAACCAGCTCACCCATTGGGAACACCTTCTTACGACGCAGCTATTAAAAATATGCCTGTGTTAGAAGCTAATCCTGATGAGACACAAGTAATGAAATATAAGTTGGTAACTTTACCAAAAAATACAACACGTATTCCGGTTGTTGAGCTTGGACAGGTCCCAAGTGGATTAACTCAAAGAAGTGGTGAAATTACTTTGAATCCAACCACATCCGGTGGAGGAAATAGAAGTTTAGGATATACTGTTGTATTGTCTAATAAAAATGCCGGTGATATCATCGGAGAAGGTGTAACATCAAATGTTGGTTCAGTACCTTTATTTATAGGTGATGATGTGTCAGCAACGGCAGTGGTAGCTAAAGGGCAAACTTTTAAATTTATTCCAAACCCATCTTTAACTTCGACTATCAAAACAACTATAACAGTTTATGGTAACGAAACGGGTGGTTCACAAACAATTCCATTAACAGTAACTTACGTTCAATAATAAAAAACTATGGCATTAATAAGAGACAATAGAGGAAGCCTTTTAGCAAGTAATTTATCAACTTACTTAGCGGGTGCAGCAAACACCGCAGGGACTCCAATCGATACTAACGAATTAGTTAGAATCGTAAACCAATTTTTAGGAACAGGTGAACAAATCAGTTCAGATATCGCTACTATTAGTAATGGTATTTATAAAAAATTTGGTACAATTGATAAAGTAACTAATAGAACTGAAATAGTAACTTCTGGAATATGGAGTGGTGATGCGGGTTCTTTAGCAGTAGATGCAACCTATACATCATCTGTACAAGTAACAGGAATTAGTGGTAAATATTATATAGATGTTTATAATGCAGTATCATCATCGGATAATGCAGAAGTTCAATTCTCATTAGCATATGGAGATGCATTGGGATATGGTTCTCCTAACTTTGGTCAAAGTGATGATTCATTTAGACAATCGTTAGCAGTATATAATCAATTTAAAAATGTATTATTAGATAGTTCTGATAATTATTTTAGTATCTATACTGGTTCAACTGCAAATGGACATGATATGAAATCATTCTACGCAATAAACATCAATAGAGCTAGATACAAAGAAAGATTAGACCCAGGTAATATCTCAATAGATTTATCGGGTTCAATAGGAGAAATAACATTAATCGATGATAGTGGCGGAACAGATGAAAATGTAACAACTGCCGGTAGAGTGTATAACTTAGTAGAAGGTGATTTAAATATTGGTTCTGCATTAACTTCGAGTATAACGTCTTATTATGATATAACTTCAAGTCAAGGATATGGTTTATTTTATCCAGATATGGGAATTATTTTATTAAATCCAACTGCTTTAAAAAATAAAGTAGGTGCCGATTTAGCAGCTGCAACTACTTCTTCAGCTGGTGTGTATCACAATAATTCATTAAGTGGTACAACATATACAAACACATCTGGTTCAATGGCTTTATTAAAAGCATTAGCAAAGGGTGCTGACTTTCAAGTAAGAAGAACTGAAAATGTTTCAACTTCTCATTATTTTGTAAGAGCAAACAATAGAGAATTTAACTTCTCAAACAACCCAACATTCGTAACAGGTTCAGTTGGTGCATTTGTTAATTCATCATTTGAAAGAGACCCTAAAGTTTATATTACAACTGTTGGTTTATATGATGATGCAAATGAATTATTAGCAGTAGCAAAAACTTCAAGACCAATTGAGAAATCATTTGATAAAGAAGTAGCAATTAAAGTTAAATTAGACTTCTAATCGGAGAATAAAATAAAAAACTATGGCCCACCTTAATTTGGTGGGTTTTTAGTTTTAAGATATTTATATACGATATGTTAAAAAGAATACCCAAGTCGGATATTAGTATAAGGCCTTTCAAAGCTTATAAGGAATGGAGTTTTAGTGGTTCGGCTGCAACTGCAGAACCTAGAATTGCATTGTTGGAAGCTGAATTGGGTCAGTATGATTCAACCGGAAGTAATGTAATTACAACCGGTAACTTAAGTGGTTCTTCATTTAATAAACATTCGGTATACGGACAATTAAGAGCTCAATTTTATAATGGAAACGAAGATAATCCATTTACAAGAACCGGCCATAAGAATAATCAATACGATAATATTGATGCCTCAAAAGATAGATTTTTAAGTGGCAGTGCAAAAGTAATTTCTATACCACAAATTTATGTTGGAGAAGGTATAAAAAAAGGGTCTGTTTTATTGGTAGATAATAATACGGAATATGTAGATGATTTATACGGAAATATAATAGATACTTCAGGAGATAGTATAACTATAATTTCGGTTGATATTGAATCGCGACAAATAGTATTTACAGATTTGTTAGCAACACCATACACCGTATCGATAGATATAGCTCCTGCTATGGATTTCGATATACAAAGTGGTACGTTCAATTTAGTATATAACGGGACAAACTATGATAGTAATATTATATCATTTGATGTAGAATCGGGTATAATGGTTGTAGATAATATTGAATTTTTACAAGGAGGGGCCGCTGTTAGTAAAATTGGTAACGTATTTTATAATCAAGGATTAATTGTAATAACAAGGGATGTTGCTAATAAGTTAACAAGTGGGTGGCAATTGGATTACAAATCAACTCAAACAATTTACGAACACGAATATCTTTTGGTTGTAAATGAAGATGAATTTAATGTGTCACAAAACCCATCAGCAGTTGTAGAAATTGGTAGAGTTGATGAATACATAAGAGGAACGGATGGTAAAATATATAAAACAACTACTGCACCTGGAACTAAGTATATTAAAAAGAAATCAATATTGGAAGATGGTAGTATTTTGGATTATAGAATACCATCATCATTTAAAGCAAATGTATCCGGTGGATTTGAACACTATGAATTAAGTGGTTCAGTAGATAGTACAGGTTCATTTTTAGCACCATTTATTACTACCGTTGGACTATACGATGACAATTGTGATTTAGTAGCTGTTGCAAAATTACCACAACCAATAAAATCAGAACCAGATATTACTGTAAACTTTATTATCCGTTTTGATACATAATTTATATTTATAAGTAAAATAAAAAGAATATGTCTAAAATATTAGAATTATACAAAGCACAACAATCAGCATTAGGTGTTGATAAATTAGGATTTGATGCGGGTGTAAACGCAAAAACACCATATACTACAAATGATTTGAAAAAAGCAGATGAACAAGTTTTAACTGCAGCAAAATTCAAAACAGGTAGAGGTGGTGAAGTGAATGAGAAAAAATACTCAGACACACTTAAAAAATAAAACAATTTAATGGCTAAAAAAGTTACAAAAAAGAACAATCCTAAATGGGTTGCACAAAAATATGGATTTAAGTCTGGTTTAGAAGAAACCATTTCTCAACAAATAGAATCACAAGGAATTAAAGTAGAATATGAAACTGAAAAAGTTCCATACATAATTCCTGCATCCACTCACCACTATCATCCCGATTTCAAACTACCCAATGGTATTAGAATAGAGACAAAAGGTAGGTTTGTGGCAGCTGACCGTAAGAAACACTTATTGGTTAAAGAACAAAACCCAAATATGGACATTAGGTTCGTATTTTCCAATTCAAAGAACAAAATCACCAAAAAGTCTAAAACGACCTATGGGGATTGGTGTGAAAAGAACGGATATAAATATTCGGACAAAATCATCCCAATTGAGTGGTTTTTAGAGGAAAATAGACCATAAAATATTTGGTAATATCAAATATTTGTCGTATATTTAAGTCGTGTTGAAGCAAAATGATAAGAATATAGTCGTATCTACTCTAACCGGTGTGTTAGGTAGTTATCTCAATCTCAAAGGGAATGAGTTGGCATTTTATTGTCCTTTCTGTAATCACCACAAACAAAAACTCCAAGTTAATACGGAAACTCAAAAGTGGCATTGTTGGACTTGCAATAGTGGTGGTAAGAAATTGACCTCTTTATTAAAGAAGTTGGATGTCGACAGAAAGACTATTTCTATTATTAGAGAAATCTACGGAGATAACAATTATAACCCACAATTAGAGGACGCCGATACAAAGGTGTTCATTTCCTTACCAAAAGAATTTATATCGCTTAGTGAGACTCCAAAGGGGTTTAATCCTGAATATAAACACGCAAT